ATGCTTGGATTAAGGCTTTCATTTTTTAACTGCCTTGTGATCCTTGCGTTCAAGCTTTTTCTCTCCTTTTCCTTTACCTGGATCTGATTTCCCAGGTGCTGGTAGTGTGTTATCATTTTTAACAACCTCCTTTATGGTGCTGTGCTGGTATCGGATATTTTTTTCATCCAATACTATTTCCGCAGCCGTGCTTGGCACTACCAACTTGGCGGCTGCGTCTAAGGAACGAAAAGTTTGTTTAGCTTGAAAGCTACACTCCCCATTCCAAATTTTTAAAAAAACTTTAGGGATGCTCATACGTCATCCTGTTATGTTCTTTTAATTCTCTAATTTCTTTTTTTAATTTTTTATTCTCTTCTAATAAAATTTGATAGGATAAAATTGCTTCTATAGTATATCTAGCATCATCTATTTTTTCTTCTAAAGATTTATTAAGCCATTGTTTACAATCTATAGGATTTTTTAACATAACTTGCCGCATTGTCAAACCAAATTTATCCATTCCTTCTTTGTCTCTATCTAGGATCTTACTAATTAAAGTATTTGTATTTGGATCTGGAGATAGATCTATCGGTTTATTTGGATACTGCGATGCTTTCCTTTCAGCTTTGTTATCCATTTTCTATCCTCTAACTGTTTTAATATTGCGCCAATTCCAGACTTGGATTTTAAACCCACCGCAACCTTCATTTCATCGTAAGAAGGCGCGATAGGTTTTCTTTTCATATATGATTTAATGTAATTAAATAATTTTAATTGTTTATTCGTTAAACCATATTTCATATTTTCCCCTTTAAAACTGATCTTCAAAACTATCATTCCCTTGGGTCTGCGTTGCAGCTCCAGTAGAACTAGTTTTTTTGATCGTTATTTTGAGACTTCCGCTATCTTGTTTATACCCAGATGCCTCGGACCATACTTCATTGACAGTAAAGTTCTTTTTAAAAGGTTCTCCTTTTTTATTCATCTTATCACTATCAATTAGAACATAATCTGGTCTATTTTTATGTTCTGGATTATTAGGATCTTTATTTTTATTTTTAGTTATTTCAAAACTACAAATATAGTTTGGATCCTTTGGTTTGAAGTCAGCCATATCATTTTCCTCCGTTAGTTAATTGCTGCTTTTTATTCTCAAAAGCTTTCATAATCTCTTTAGCTTTTGTAGAATTTTTTTTAGTAAGCTCCAGGAGATAATCTTTATTCTCTCTTTGGAGCTGCTCTAAATTGGCTTGATGACTTACGTTATCAATTCTTTCTAAAATAATTGCTGCCGATTCCATTCTAATTCCCTGGTTCTCGTTCCTTTGTTCAGGTGCTAATTCTGATTGGGAATAATAATCTCCATGAATATTAAGAGCTTTAAGGATAGCTCTATCCGCAGCTCTCTTCTCGGCTACTGAAATAGGATATGGAAACTCATTATTTAATGGAGAGACTTCTCCTAAGCTTGTAAATTTTTTTCCTTGGTATCCAGCTGTGGCTTTAACAACTGCACAACCTTTAGTTAGATCGCAATATTCTAATTCTATTTCTGTTTCTATATTATATTTGTTAGCCAGGCGTTCCACCTCTTTATGAAGGATGGCAAATTTATCCGGTTTAAATTGATAGATCCCGCCATCGGTTTTTAATTTTGCTAAATGTTTTTCTAAACTTTGTGGAAAATCAACTACACTACCCATTTAATAATCCTTTCTGATAACCAAGGCTCAGAGTAAGCTGCCGCTGAACTGAGACCCTGGCTATCTTTATTAGTTGAAACACCAAAAAGGGAGATGATAGTAATGAGAAAGACAATTATTATTACTATCTTAAAAAAAGATTTGCTCTTTTTTTTATTTTCAACTAATCTTGGTATGCCGTAATTGTTATAGCAACTAGCATAAAAATCTTTTTTATCTGAATATTGAATGTTAAATGGAAGCTCTCTATTCTTTCCAAATTTTTTTCTCAATAGCCATCGTTGAATACTGATTATTTTTGGATTTTTCATAATACTATCATCAATTCTATAAATTCTAATAAAACCACAATGGCTAATTCAATTGCTAAGATCATGTGGTAAATATGCCAAACTGCTCCCTTGGGTTTAAAAATACTTTTCTTTTTCAAATATGACCCCACAATCTCATTGCTTTAACTTTATGTTCTCCAAAACCATTCCAAAAATTATGGTCAAAGTTTGAAAGAATATCCTGGACCCAGGTAGTCTTGCCAGCGTGTTTCTCCATGATCTTTTCTCTAGTTGAGCAAATAGCACCCATTTTAATTAAATATTTTTCTAAATTTTTTGGTTTTAATTGATCGCAATTATCGGGTGTGTAAATATAATAATCCTCCTCTGTTGCTACAATTAAGTGTGGCTTTTTTTTAGTGGCTAAATAATAGAAGGCAACCTGGAGTAAATGTTGAAACCATCCTCTATATTTTTCAAATTTTTCAGCATTAGCATCGGCAATCTTTTTTAAAGAAAAAGTATAAGTTCCATCTTTCTTTGGTCTATTTTTAGATTTATATTTAGTTTTTAATTCAACAAAATTTTTATCATCTTCAAAATCTAGCCTTCCAATCATGGGAAGTTGGCAATCCGGAAGATCTAAAGAAACGGATCTTTCGCATTCTATCGGTTTTTTTAAATTTAATTCTTTAATTGCGGTCTGGCAATTTTTCCAGGTTAAAGCAAAGCCAAGTTTATTCTCTTCGTGCTGTCTTTTATCTTTTTCATCGTAAGGTTCATATTTATTAAAAATATCTATTCCCGTATCAAATATTTTTTTTTCTTTAGGAATTTCTTTTCTAACTAATCCGTGGGGTCTTTCATAGACCCAAATAAAATCTCCGAATTTTTTTTGACCCATATAACCAATCCAGTTTCCACATTTCATATTTGAATTGACGGGGAGCTGCCGTCTTTCTTCCTGGGTAAGATATAAATATTTATATCCCCATTGGTCATCGGCTGTGTTGGCTTGGGAAGGGGAGTGATGATTTAATTTATAAAGTTTAACCCAATCCGGAAGTTCTTTAATGGATGTGATCCAGTTATTTAATTCCTTGTCTGTAATACCAGAGTTTTTCATTTTGCAAATCAATAGAACAATTGATAAACATTTTAGAATTTATTGCAAACAAAATAAGCATATTGTCAATAAAGTTGCCAACAATACAAATGTAGGTTGTAAATTAGTTAATTAACAATCGCAAGGATTGGGATCGTATTTAGCTCTAAAAGGCGTGGCTATTTTGAAATCGTATGGGTTTAAATTCCCATTTATATTTGGGATGGGTAGTTTGCTGTGATTATTGACAAGCTTTAAAGTTCCATCTCCATTGGGAGATAATAGACATATAAATTTTTTAGTTGATTTAGAGTTTATTAATTCTAAATAACAAACTTTACCTATAGCATTTTTACAAAATGTTTTAACTCTAGGAACATTAAATACCCAGATATATCCATCATAGGAAGTTCCTCTTGCCTCAATCAATATAACTTTTACATCTTTATTGTTTAATTCATAGGAAATAGGAATTTTTATCTGTTCCTCTTTGGATAGATCCACAACTGATCCGTTATAATAACATTTTTGTTTTAATAAAATTTCTGATTTACCACCTTCAATAATGTCTACTGGATGGCATTTTAAAACTTTTGAAATTTCAACCGCATTATCCCAAGCAACTTCTCTTGAATTTTTTACCCATCTATTAACAGTTGTTTTATCTCTTCCAAGCTGTTTTGCTAATTCTACCTGGCTCATATCATTATCTTTTAAAAGTTTAGATAGATTAGCCATAGTTTTTTCCTGGTGTATATTTTCTATAATTTTTAATTTATGCCTGTTTGCTAACTTTATTGTCATACTGGCAATATATGCAATAGGTAAGATTTTGCAAGAAGTTTCCATAAATTATATTATGAGTTGTATTTAATGCCTATTTATACATGGTTTTAACGAGATAGTAGGAATGTTCTTTTGACAAGTTGACAATAATCCATATAAGGATCCCTAATGACGCTGAAAGAATTTCAAAAAAAAGAGGGATATTCCCATCAACAATTAGCAAATTTATTCGGAAAATCAGCAAGCACAGTTTTTAGATGGACCACAGGAGAACGAATGCCTGGCAAATCCAACATGGTAATTATTAGAAAAAAAACAAAAGGCAAAGTTAAGCCGGCTGATTTTTATGCGTAGGAGAAAAGGTGGAAAAAAATTAACAGGAACTATCAATGATTACCCGCTGGTTCGTATTACTTGTTTTGATTGGCTTAGTTCTGCTGAGTGGATGTCAATTCCCAAAGGAGAAAAAATTGAACCCTGTAAGTGTTTTGCGGTGGGTTGGCTCTTTGTTAAAACCAAATTTAAAATCTCACTCTTCTCCACCTGGAGTGAAGATCCGGATGGAATTGAAATCGGAAGTATTGAAACCATCCCTAGAACCTGGGTGGAAAAAATAAATGAAATAAAAACTAAATGAAATTTAAAATTTATATTTTTGTTATTACTATTATTTATGTTTTCTGGACTTGGAAAGATTTATCAATAGCAAAAACAGATCCTTTAAAAAGGGAGTGGGATCAATTTTGTAAAACCTGGATGAGCTATGTGGAAAAATATCCTGAGGCTCTCAATGCGGGTTGCTGTCATTATAACCATCCATCCAATGCTGTTTTAAAGGAGAAATATTTAGGAGAGCCTTTGCTTATTTGTGATTGGGAAAAATATTATGAAAAGAATTACATAGGGATAGATGGCAAGAAATAATTATTTTAATCAGGGAGATCCGTATTCTGAGTGGCACAGAAAACTAAAAAATAAGCTTGGTTA